ATGGTGCATTGCGAACCGTCTCGATCTCAAGGGGAGTTTGTTCGCCCTCAAGCATGACGCCATCGCCACAAAGGTAGCTAACAAACTGCCGCTGTTGGCCGCTGGTGCCAATGATCGGAAGTTGGTCGTCAACCACGACCTTAACGTTAAAAGCGCTACCAATCAGCAAGCGCGTGTTAATGCCCCTGCGGTCAGCATCATAGGTCAAGAAGCCTACTTGCTCAAGATAGGCTTGAACAAGAGAGTGACAGAACAGAGTAGTGATCTCAGACTGCCGCTCACCCAGCTTGTAACGAGCTTCGATAACGTTTTCAGCCGTCATCCAGTTGGCGATGGTAGAGCCAGTGGTGACAGACTTATTTACGTTATTGGTGGCATTAAGCGGGCCGCCAGTGCCAAGTAGGCCCTCAAGCTGAGCAATCAGCTTACGGGTCTTGATCTTGTTAAGCGCCGGCTCAAGTTGACTTCCAAGCACTAGCAAGGGGTCTTCGCCGCTGGCCAGCTTCGAGAGCTTGTCAACAGCGTAGGCAAAGCCCCGGTGGGTGATGGTGGCGTACTGAGTGGCGCTGGTGATGCCCTGAAAACTAAAGTGCCCTTCGCCAGAATCGCCCCACTCACGGCCAGAATCCATCCTCTCTTCCACCGGGTCAATCGGTCGGAAAAACGGCGCTTCGACCCGAACGCCGATAGCGGAGGTGAGGAGCTGGTTGCTTCTGGCCAAAATGCCAGAGCGAACCATCATGGACTTGTTAAAAATCTCTTCTTGAAGGTAGGCGGCAAATTCGCCAGAAGTAGCAAGCCGCGTAAGGCTTGTTACATCGCCGGCAAAAGTACCGCCCAGGTTACCAAGGAACACTGGAGGAAAAGCAGAGGTTGTTTAGTCGGCATGACCGCACAGCCGTCGATGCTTTTGCCCAGGGCTCGGCACAGCTTCACCCCTGGCCGCGAGAGGCGATGATAGCCTCCGCTTCAGTTTTCAGCCTAGCAGCTAAATCGGGATCTTCGACCTGTATGCCAACCCGCGCAGTGACACTTCCACCCGGCAGCCACGGATTGGCGACCGCAGCGCCGCCGGTAGCGCCAGAGGCGCCCGTGGCCGGCCTGGAGCCCATGCCACCGCCACCGCCTTGGGGTCTGAACAGATAGGCATACCCATCCTTTTTGCGGAGCTTGCCGGCCAGATCGGTGATAGCAACTTCTAAGCCGTCAATAACCGCAATAGTTTTGCCGTTCTTGTCTTGAACAAGAGAATGTAGCAATGCCCATGCGTGCTCAGGATGGAAGACTTCAGCAGCATTGAAAACAGCAAGAAAATCGGTTCGCTTGCGATCCTCGACGCGCTTAGTATCTGCTTCTAAAATGGCCTTGTCCTTTTCTTCGTTTTCTTTTCTTAGCGCTTCAATGTTTTCGTTTGCCTGTTTTAGCAGCTCCTGAAACTCGCCCTTTTGCTCCATCTCTTTCCTTTGGCGCTCTGCTTCCTTGTCTCTCAGCTCCTTAAGTTCGTCGGCTACTTTTTTCTTTTCAGTTAAGATTGTATCTTTGTTGCCATTCAAAGCCGCCAGTTGCTGTTTGAGGTCTTCGGCTTCTGCGGCCTTGCGTTGCAATTCTGCAATTTGTTCAGCGGTGAGTTCCATGACTTGATTGGTGGATGCGCTATACTGTAGCGCGTAACCGATTCATTGCACCATGGCAACTACCGCCCCAGCCCCTGCCGCCTCGGCTAAGCCCAGCGCCCCCACCGCTGTTCCCGCTGCGCCCGTGGCCACTGCGCTTGACTCTGCCGGCGAGATCGCGCAACTTAAGGCGGAAATAGCGCGGCTTCAATCGCTTTCCGAAAACTCGCCGGCAAGCGAAGACAAGCAGGCCGGCCCTGCAGTTGAGAGGATCGACATGTCCGGCATGGTGCTCGAAAAGTCTGTTGACGAAGACGGCCAATGCACGACCAAGGTACTAAAGCAGCCGATGATCAATCCTGAGATGATCCGAGCCACTAAAGCAGTTCAGCGCCAGGCAGGCTTCTGACCACAGCGCCCAACTGAAAGCCCCTGAACTGCTGCGTGTAGCGGTTCAGGGGCTTTCTTTGTAGTAAACGCGCAAGGGCGTGGAAGGGCTGGACATAGCCGCCTTCACTTCTGCGGCCAAAGGACCACGCAAGATAGATGCCATGGCGCTTTCCGATCTTTCACTTCTCCAAGCGTCAATCTCTTTCTGAACCTCCTGTGAAGTCATCGCCTCTACCGTGCCGGACTCAAGGATAACCTCAGCCCTTTGCATGGCATTCCGCAAGCGAGTAATGCGCTCGGATCTTTCGGCGCCAGAATCAGGCGCCAGTGATATATTCAGGTGAGTTTCCTCAAAGCTGAAAATACACTCCTCACGCACTGCCAGCGCTTGCTGTTCGACCAGCGCCAGAAGGCGAGAGCGAGCGTCCTGATCCTGCGGCACCATTGGCGTTCTGCGCTTTTTGCTGCTCAAGCATAACACGCTCTGCCTCTTTTTTCAACTCTTTAACGGCTTTGCCTAGCTCAACTAGGTCCACGTCCTCAGGTATCCATTCGCCTTGGGCCAAGATGCGATGGAATAGTTCAGTCGTAATTTGGCCACTGGTTTCTATGTCAGCCAGCACGGCCACGTCTTGGCCTAGCAGGCGATAGAAGTCAAAGTCTTTGTCGATAACAACCCTAGGTGGCTCTATGCCTCTGTATTCTGCCGCCATTCTAAATGCTTCATTAAGCGCAGCTTGCGTTTCAGTTGCAGCCACTGATAGCACGCAGTTGGCTTGCTGATGGTCGATACGCTTTGCGTCGGCACTTTCAGCTACATGCTTCTGACCTAGCAGCTTTGTAACGCCAAGATGCGAGATTTCATTCTCCAAGCGATCAAGTAGAGCCGCTTGCGCCGCAAAGGAGCCGGCGTCACACTTAACCCAGTACGCTATAGATGGGTGAGGCATTTTAATGGCATAGTTTTGCCCCGTAATTGCCTCCACCCCATCGTAATCCTCAAGTACCAGCAAACCAATGGCAGCGATATGCAGCGAATGCAAAAGGTCTGCCAAGCGCCGGTAGTGGGCAATGTTTAGATGCGCAACATCAGATAGCGGGGGAGTGGCGCATAAAAAGCCTTCTTTTTCCGCGTAAATGTTTACCAGTGGAACATAGTCAAGAGCAGTGAGCCCAATGCTGCCTGTTGGCTTGTTTGCCTCAAACACTTCGTAGGCGCCAGGGATAAGAACGCGAGCAATAAGAACGTACTCCTCTCCGTAGGCGCCTTTGGCAACTTTACGCTCTTCCTGATAGCGAAACATCGTTAGCTTTGCGCCAGGGTCGTCGCTTTCTCGCCGGCTGCCTAAATACTGCCATGGATCAACCGGCACAAAGTATGGGCGCAATGGTTCGATTTGATCGTCAGCAGACCGCGCCTCGCGCCTTTCTGCGTCAACAATTATCGACGACATTCCATAGGTAAGCGCAACTTCGAGCCGCTTTAGGGCAAACAAATCCAACGAAGTGCCGTCACCATCAACATCTTTCCTAAATTCCTCTTCCCAATAAGGATCACCGCCCTCCAGCTTAATCATTTTGCGCATAACCATGCCGGCTGCGTTATGAATTAAGCGCTTGGTAAATGGCGCCAAAACAGAAAGATTAACGCGAGCTTTCCACGGGTCAATAGTTTTGTTCTTGGGATCTGGATGTTCCCTTGGTTCACGCGGCAGGTAAATTTCTCCATTTGCGTGTAAATACTCAGTTCCCTTAGTAACCGCCTGCATTATTTCCCACTTTTGCCGCATTCGCTTAACCGTATCGTCCATAAAAAATGGACTATTTACGTCTATGTAATTTGGCAGTGATATTGCTCTGGTTGTTAGGTTCATTGCGGCAAAGCGTTTCCGGTCAGCCTAGCCTGCCGGCGCCAGGATGCACAGGTTACAGTCGATGGATGGATCGAGTCCCCATGGCGACAGCTACTGCCCCTACGGGACTTCGCCCAAGTGGCGATATTGTAGTAGGCAAAAACCGGCTTTCTCTGCGGCCAATGCAGGGGATGATTTTTAATGATCGACGCCGTTTTCGTGTTGTCTTAGCTGGCCGGCGTGGTGGAAAGACGGTGCTGGGGGCAATCGAAATGCTGCGCGGCGCTAGTGAGCGCAAGGGCAATTACTATTATGTTGCGCCAACGTATCGGATGGCAAAAGAGATCGCTTGGGATACTTACAAGAGTATTATTCCCGAACGTTGGATAAGAAAGAAAAACGAATCAAACCTTAGAATAGATTTGATTAACGGATCTTGCATCTACCTTAAGGGCTCTGAGGATCCAGATGCTTTGCGCGGTCCTGCATTAAGCGGAGTAAACTTAGACGAATGCGCTTTTCAGACGGAATATACATGGAGATCAGTTATCCGTCCTGCACTTTCTGACCGCAACGGTTGGGCGCTCTTTACTACCACTCCATCGCCGGAAGGCACCGCAGGTTGGTTCTACGAAACAGTCCTGCTTTTACAGAATGCTGACATGGCTGATCCTGGCCTGGAAAGGCTTGATCCTAAGCAATGGTCATTATATGAGTACACATCCTTGCAAGGTGGCAACATTCCAGCAGCCGAAATTGCGGAAGCCAAAAGAACGCTGGCGCCTGAAGTGTTCGAGCGAGAATATGAAGCGAAGATACTGTCAAACACGGGTCTTGTGGTGTCGTGTTTTTCGATGGATAATATCGACTCAACGATTGAAGACGATCCAAGGTTGCCGCTATATGTTGGAATGGACTTTAACAACGATCCGCTTACTGCTATTTGCGCAAACATTATTAAGGTAAACGGCAGAGCTGTAGAATTGCGAATTTTTAATGAACTGAACCTAAAGGGCGCCAATACATGGGACATGGCAGACGTGCTAATTGATCTATATGGTGGCGAATGCTGGGCAAGCGAAGACGCGGATACTCGCCGCCGCATTATTGCTTGCCCTGACCCGACCGGCAAAAGAAAGCAAACGTCTGGTGTTGGCGTTAGCGATCACCAGATCCTTAGGAAGGCTGGCATTACTGTTTTTGCCCCTGAAGCGCCCTATAACACCGCTGACAAGATTCGATCCGTAAACGCAGCGCTTCGCACGGCAGACGGGGAAGTGCATACCAAGATCCATCCACGTTGCCGGGAGCTAATAAAGTCGTTCCGTACACTAGGTTATGCCGAAGGAACAAGAATGCCAAACAAAAAACTTGGCGTTGATCATGCTTTCGACGCCTTTGGTTATTTGTGTCTAGGCAAATTTAACCTTGCAAAAGGCGAATCGGGTACTGTTACTACCCACAGAGTCTACTAATTCTCTATATTTTGCCTTTTTCTGGCGATTCTGGTGGTGGCTCCAGTGTGACTGGCCCTTTCTTCGTCCAGATCAGCCGCCAGCTTTCGACTTGCTCTTCAGGTGGCTGCACGGTGTACCACAGGTGGCCGCATTGATCGCAGCGCCGCCGTCTTGCGCGACCGCCGCACGCTGTCATGCGTGTTTCTACGATAATGACTTGGTGGGAAGATGCGCAGCTAGGATTTGCGCACTTTTCTGGATTAGTTCGTTTGCCCATTGTTACAAGCCAATCGCTTGTCTAAGGCCGCTATTGTTTTGCAGTCTAGCAATGGCGCCGCAGGCAGCGCAAGAGCAGTTTGGGCAAATGGGTGCGGCTTCGGTGGGCACGGCCTCTAATGGGGGCAGCTCTTCGTAAGATCCATCGGCAAACTCAATACGAGTCGATCCGTTGGCAAGCTTAGTTTGGCCAGCCACTGTTTTGATTACCACCTCCTGCGGCCATTCCAACTCTGCCGGCTCCTCGACGGCAAAGACGCCATTAGCATTAAGCCGATCTTCCACCAACTTGGCGTAACCGGCAATATCGTGCCAGCTATCGGCATAGTTAGGATCGCCGCAGACAATGCGAGCTATTTTGTGGAAAATCATATCCAGCGCCTCCCATTGATCTGCTGCCATGTGCGGGCGGCCTCCTTGTAAGTGGGCGGCGACGACTCGCTTTAGGTCTTGCGTGACTTGAGCGTGATCCGTAAACTTGCCGTAACGCTTGCCGCGTTGTTCCAGTGTTTCTTCGATGCTTGTCATAACTTCAGCCCTTTGATGCGGTGACGGTTGCATCGTTATTATACCTGCCGGTGACGGCGTAAGAGAACGTAGGCTCGGAATCCATCGTAGAAAACTTCATCTGCCCGATTTTCATGCCTGGATAAATGCCTATCGGCCAAAGTTGGCGAACATTTTTAAGCTCAAGTGTCAAGCGCGAGCCGTGCCAGCCGGGATCGCAAAAACCGGCCATCAAATGCTGTAATCCACTCCTCGCGCGAGAGGATTTAAGGATAAATTGGCCTTCCAAGTCGTTGGGAATGTTAAAAAACTCTTCAGTTTCAGCCAAAAAGAATTGTCCTGGCACTATGAGATAAGGATTTTTCTCTGTGTATTTAGCGATTGAAACTAGCACCATCTCTGGGCTTTCCGCTGATTCGATCATAATGTTGCTGCCCAAGCGCAAGTCAAGCGATGCCGGGTTGACCAGCGCAGGATCATACGGAGTGACCATGCCAGCCATGCAGCGTTCGTGGATCCGCCAGTCAGCGAGAGTGCCCATGATGCGTTGATTGTTGCAGTGTCATTCTACCACAACCTTTTCCAGCGCCATATCCCTAGTAAGAATTAAGTCGATCAGGAGAACGTCAACCAATACGAAGTCTTCGTCGTTTTGCGTTTCCCCGCAAAAAGCCAGCGCCAAAAGAATTTCCTTGTGTTCCGGTTCCTGCCAATAGTCCATAACATCCGCGCCGTCTGGGTGGCTATTCGGGTCGTATTCGACAGCGCAACGGCGTAACTGTTTTGTTTCTGGAACGTAAATTGTCAAAAGCAGGCAGAAAAACGGAGTCATGCGCGGATCGTTTTGTTGCAGTGTCATTCTATCACGTTGCTTGCCGGCAAGGGATGAGCTATGATTGAGCCATGGAACGCCCCCGCGAGTTTACGATGGTCCGGCACAACGGCGAGATTGGCTGGAAATTGCCATATTCCTACAAACTGTTACCGTCCTCTGCAACGGCTGGCGTTGTTGTCGTTGATCCGGCAGGGGTGACGCACCTTGTTGCTCGCAAGACGCTGACGCTGCGATGATCGTGCTATGATTGATGGGTAATCAACAGGAAACGGCCTTGGAACTCACGCCAGATGCAGTGCGCAATTTTAACGAGACAATAAAAGCGCTGCACAGCTTTGCGCAAAACCCTGACACAAACCGTCGTCGGATTATTATTTCTGGCCGGCAAGCAGGAAAGACCGCCTTGAGAGAAGCTGTCATACCTTGCCCATGGGAGGGAGGGGATGGCCCCGAGATGTTTTACCCTGCTGCCACAGGGCATATAAAGCCTTCAGTTGACCTTAAGCCTCGGCGCGAAGTTGATAGGCTGCGCACTGCTGACATTCTTCAGGCAATGACCATGCGCAATGCTACTGATCAAGCTATTCCAGAAGAGTGGATGGACGAATTAGACGATCTTGTTTGGCGTGAGCGTGATAGACTGGCCGCTGACGCTGGAAGCTGACCATGACCGCAACTCCGCCCAGGCCACCGGCTGCCAGGTTTCCCAATCCTCTCGATGTCAAGTGGCAGTCTCAAAACGATAACGCCAGTGGCCGTGGCTACCGGGAGTGCTTCAGCTCTAGCTGCGCCATGCTGGCCATGTTTCACGGCAAGATCGCCAACGATGATGCTTACAACCGGATTCGTCGGCAATTTGGTGACACAACGGACGTAACGGCACAACTTGGGACTCTTCACCACTTGGGTTTAACTGTCAATTTTACGAAACACGGCAAGTTGGCCGATCTTGAAGCTGAAATTAACGCTGGCCGGCCTATCGCCGTAGGCTGGCTGCATCAAGGCAATGTTAGCAATCCTATTGGCGGCGGTCACTGGAGTGTAATCGTAGGTTACACCGCTACGCATTGGATTCACAACGATCCAAACGGTGAGGCTAAGTTAATTCAAGGCGGTTACACTGCCAATTACAATGGCTATCGCCAAAACTATAGCCGGAAAAACTGGAATCCTCGCTGGATGGCAGGGGGCGAAAGCTGGATGCTTACTTGCCGGCCATAAACGCAACCCTTACCCCCGGTTACTTATACGCTAGCTTGTACGCTGGCGTATTTTTGTATGTGGGTATATTGTTTGGGGAAGAATGAAAAACATGCAACAGTTCGGTTTGTGGGCGAATTGTTGTTATATTTTTATACGGGCACTGCGAGATGGGAGAGGTATGGGCACCCCCTCCCCGCTACAGCGAAAACCGCAACCCTGCCCCCGGTAAGCATAACAAACCGGGGGAGGATTGGAGAGTGGTAGCGATAGCCAATTGCTCAATATTGCGGCATGGCAAAGGTGAGGATAGCAGCGTTAGGATGCTTCCA